TCGTTGACGACATGAAGAAGCGGTACGGCGAGGACAGCCCCGCGTATCATGTGCGTGTACTTGGCAACTTTCCCCCGTCTGAGGAGGACACTGTTGTGCCTGTGTCGTTGATCGAGCACGCGATGAACAACGAGATACGGATTGATGACGACACGCCTGCCATATGGGGTTTGGACGTCGCGCGGCAGGGTAACGACAGCAGCGTGTTATGCAAGCGGCAGGGGCCAGTGATCCATCCTATGACGGTCTGGCGTAACCTCGATTTGATGCAGCTCACTGGCGCTGTGAAGGCGGAGTACGATGCGCTGCCGCCGTCCAAGCGCCCGATCGAGATCATTGTGGATAGTAATGGCTTTGGCGCTGGGGTACTTGATCGCCTGCGGGAGCTTGAGTTACCGGCGCGTGGCTTGAATGTCGCGGAGAGGTCGTCGCAGAAGGACACGTATATTAACTTGCGCGCTGAGCTGTGGTTTAAGGCGAAGGCGTGGCTGGAGGGCATGGACGTTAAGCTGCCCCGCGATGATGCGTTGTATGCGGATTTAGCGGCGCCAAGGTATCACTTTACCAGCTCCGGCAAGATGCAAGTTGAGAGCAAGGAGGCGATGAAGAAGCGCGGCGTGAACTCGCCTGACCGCGCCGACGCTGTGTGCTTATCGCTGGCAAATGATCACACGACGATGGCGTTTGGCCGCGCGTCCGCGGGAAGCTGGAGCAAGCCGTTGAAGCGTGGGATTAGGGGCGTCGTTTAGACGTAAAAAGAGGGACGCTGGAGCATGCGCGTCCCTCTAGTGCGTGATCACCGGTGAATGTCGCACCAGCTCACGCTGCCATGGTTTGGCGGTAAAATAATGAGGTAAAACCCGCCCCCGCACTCATGGCTTACGGTGGTCGCTTATGAGGCGCCCAAGGTGTTACTTCTTACGTTTTGAGTTTATCGCCTTTGCGGCTCTACGGGTAGCACGATTTACAGGTTTTGGTGCTACGTTGTACTTTCCCTCGACTTTTTCGTACTTAGCACTGCCAGTGTGGCCGTTGAATTTTGGTCGTCCCATTTTACTCTCCCAAGTTACTTGGCCGTAGCATCGGCCTGATTGAGCTAGACAGCTTGCCGGTGTTCTCGCAGAACAAGTCCGCCGGCATCGTGTCTGACAGCGCCTCCGCGGCCCTCAGAGCGTCGGAACACGCCTTTGAGCTTTCGAGGTACATGCGTGCTTGCAGGGTGTGCCCCTGCAAAGCGTATTCTATGATGAGCGCGTAGAAAAAGGTCATTGTGACACGTGCTCCTTGATCTCTGCGAGCTTGCCGAGAACCTCTTGCCAGTCATACGAGCAATGGCCTTCGATAACGCCTGCGTCGACGTAATCATAGTCTCCGTCGTATTGCAGCCAGTATTGGAAGGCGCGTGATCCATCAAACTCGTAATAGCGATCGATTTCGATTGTGATGCCGAGCTGCTTGGCAAGGCGTTGTGCGCGTGCACGGTGATTATCGTTGCGTGTTATTTTAGGCTTACGCGCTTCCTGCGGGATAACGACTTTAGCGTTAGCTACAAGCTCGTAGACTTCGGTCACACGCGCACGGCGCTTAACCTTTTTGTCTTTGATTGAAACGATGTCTTTTGTGATGCCGCAGACATAGCGACGGCCTTGCACAAGTTGGTAGTGGTTGCCGGCGACAAGTAGGTACACGCGGTCTGCTGTGCGTTCCTTTACGGTAGCCTTTAGCCACTGCGCCAATGTTGGGTTTGCCTTGCGCAGTGTCTCTCCGCAAAACCGCGAATATCTTTGGCATTCGATGCCGCAAGCCTCTAACGCGTGCTTTACTTCCCAAGTGTAGGTGCCTTTTACGGTTTTGCGACCGCTGACGTGACGCACAAGGCGTGCAGCCTCTGACGTAGTCATGCCGGTTAGGGCGCTAATCACGGCTGGCCCGCAGAAGCGGTTACGGTCTGCTGGTGTTTTGCCGTTGTTGACTGATTTGATGTTAAGTTTTGACATTGTTGTGTGCCTCCCAGCACGATTTTGATTCGCTTTATACCCTATGTTAGCAATTTGTTAACATAGACACAAGCGCTATTTTCAGGCATATTATGCGCATGCGGTTCTTCCTTCCACACCGCAAGAGCTACCGGCTCCCCCGCGCGGCCTCCCACGCGCGGGGTTCCGTAGTAGCGAAAATGCTGTATTATGTGGATAACGCGTTAAAGGAGATCAACATGCCGAAGAAGGGTCTGTATGCGAACATACACGCTAAGCGCAAACGCATTGCGGCGGGCAGCGGCGAAAAGATGCGCAAGGCTGGAAGCAAGGGCGCGCCGAGCGCGAAAGCCTTTAAAGCTGCCGCAAAGACTGCGAAAAAACCTAAAAAAGCGAAGAAGGGGAAAAAGTAATGCCAGCAACAACGACAACAGGATGCCCTTATAAAAAGTGCCCAACACCGGCAGCGTGTAAGAAGGCTGGCGTTTGCTTAGGTAAGCTCAGAAAGGCGATCTAATGGCGGTAGGCGCGACAGGTAGTAACGGCTGGCACTTTCCGATATTCGGCTTGGGCACGACGCACGTATTAGACAATCCCACGGTGTCGACGCAGACGCCGGCGTTTGGCGATGATACGCGCATTATCAGGGTGTCGGTTACCGGCGATCACTGCCACTTTGCTATTGGCTCTAATCCGACGGCGGCGGAGAGCGACAGCCCGTCAATCTCAGAGGGCAACGTCGAATACTTCAAGGTGAAGGGCGGGTGGAAGTTCGCCGCGATAGACGCGCACGCACATGGCGGCGTTGAAATCACCGTGACGGAGATGTTCTAATGGCGGAGAAGAAAGATGCTCGGCTATCTCGTGTCGGCGTATCTGGCTACAACAAGCCAAAGCGCACCCCCAAGCACCCGACGAAATCGCACGTCGTGGTTGCGAAAGAAGGCGACAAAGTTAAAACGATCCGCTTTGGCCAGCAAGGTGTCAGCGGTGACAAGAAAACTACGGCGCGCAGCAAGTCGTTTAAGGCGCGCCATGCGAAAAACATAGCCAAGGGCAAGATGTCCGCGGCCTACTGGGCAAACAAGGTGAAGTGGTAATGGATCCATTCCTGCGCAAATTATACGTTGATATGACCAACGACGATTACAACGCATTCCGTCCGCGTGAGGATGACGTCGAAGGCCCAATGTACAGCGACGAAACAATATTACGTGCCTTGCGTGCGTTAGAGCAGACCGAAGAGGGCACGTCAGAGCGTAACTACATGGCCGAGATGATGCGCACGCACGGGCCACGCGCTGGGGTTCCTTTTGGCGAAACGTACCCACAAAGCTACGAAGCCGGCGAGGATAAGTTTAGTAACTTACTCGAAGATTTTAGAGAATCTGGAAGAGAGGGCGATTTACTTGGTCAAGTTGCGGCCGGCGGTAAGGGCATTATGGCAATTGCAAACCCTCTTAATGCAGGCCCGACAACTTCAGGCTTCATGCAGGGATTGCTGCGCTACATGATGGAGCGCAAATAATGGTCGATATGAGAAAATATCTTCGCGGCGCAGGAAATCTAGGGTATTCGTTGTTGGATAACGTCATTGGCTTTGATGATGGATACGATACAACTGGAGAGCTTTTAGGGCGTTATATTCGCCAAGACCCAATGGGCGCGGCAAGGACTATAGGCGGCAGCGCTCTAGACAGCGTTGTAGGAGCTGTAAAAGACCCTATCGGCACGATTACTGATGCGGCGACAGGTATTGCGTCATCAGCCGGTAACGCGTCTCAAGGCGCCGCTGCTTACCTCCCAGAAGGCGTTGAGTTAAAGGATGCGACATACGAACAAATCCGCGACGCTAATGAAGCGTTTTTAGCCGATATAACGAACGTCGCATCGATCGTTCCTGCTGTTAAAGGCGCGACTATAGCTATACGTGCAGCCGATAGCGCTGTCGGCGCCGATGCGCGAGGACTTATACGAGCTGTCGCGCAAGGTGACTTGGAAGGCGTTGGCGAGGTGTTGCAGCGTGGGCGCCAGCCTCAGAGTTTGAGCGCTAAAGACCCAAACGACATTGGCGGTGTAAAGCGTGTTCCAGTTCGCGGCTATGAGCCAAGTGAAATTGCGCAGCTTGAGTCTAATATTGGCTTACGTGATGAAAAGGGTCGCGCTAAGCCTGAATCTATTATGGCATTAGCATCGCAATTCGATGCGTTCGGGAATCGCCTTAACAATATAAAGCCAGATCGTAAAACCGGATTAACGCATAATCACCCAGCCTCTAACGTGCGGATGAATACGCCAGTTGAAGAGCAGAAAGTTGCCACAAGAAAACGTCGCGAAGCACACGCAAGAAAAACCACTCAAATTAAGGTTGGCGATATGCTGGTTCCTGCGTTCGGTGATCGCATGGTCGCAGATACAGATATACTTGGTTTTTCAGGGCAAACACTAGATAGTCCGGTTTCAAAATTTGGCGGTTCAGGTTATATCCGTGACGCCGTAAATGATCGCATCTGGGCGTCGGATGATAAAGTTGTTAACTCTTTAGTGGAAACATTAGAGCGTGCGGGTAAGGCGGGTAATCCACGCCTGATTTATGCGTCAATGGGCGGACAAGCATCTGACTTTGCTACAGATGATTTAATGCGAGACTACATGCGTAATGTCGATATCGACCCTAAATTACGCACACTTCTGGCTGAAAAATTAGTGGCATCAAAAGATTTTGTAGATAAAGATTTCTCGTTGGAAAATCTTGTTAGCGGCGGTAATAGTCGTCGTAATTTAATTAGCCTACTAGATGGAGTTGAGGCAGATTTTGATGCGCTAAACGGATCAAATCGTAGAGCTATCTGGCAGGCAATAGACAGCGCAGAGTTCCGCGATGCTGGTATACCTATGGGGGAGGGGCGTATTGCCTTAACTGATAGAGACTTATTATTCGCGAACCCATTTGACACTGGCCTAAATATTGGCAGCCCAAAACTTGGAACTGGCGTACAGCAGGATTCTAAGCACCCTATATACCCAAGAGGTATTTTAGGAGAATATGATGGAAGCCTAGAAGTACAAATTCCAGCGGCGATTACGCTGAGAGACTTTTTTAATGCACGTAGAGGCTTAACTGATGGTTTCGCGTACACTCGACCATCAGGCGATCAACGCTCATTTATGATGAGCCACACAAACCTAATTCAACCGGCCGACCAGCAGATGATAGATGAAATTGGTCTATTTAATGAATACTGGCGCATGTTCAACAAGTAGGAATAAGTATGGACTACGAGACAAATGAAATAGCGCTTGCATTGCAGGCCGAGCTAAACCCTGACCAGATGGACGACGACGAGCTGCAAGGTATCGTCGGCAAAGAGATCGACGACGCAATCGACTTTATCGACAACTGGATCAGCCCCACACGCGCGACAGCCACGCAGTATTACCGCGGCGAGCCGTTTGGCGATGAAGAAGACGGCCGCAGCCAAGTTGTCAGCATGGACGTGCGCGACACCGTGCAGGCGATCATGCCGTCGCTGATGCGCATATTCCATGGCACCGACCACACAGTTGAGTACGCCCCACAAGGGCCGGAAGACGTTGCGGCTGCCAAGCAGGCAACGGAATACGCGAACTACATCATTAATCGTGACAACAACGGCTTCCTGCACATCCACGCGGCGTTTAAGGACGCGCTGATCCGCAAGGCCGGCGTGTTGAAGTGCTACTGGGATGACCAGACGCGCTTTGAGACGCACGATCTATCTGGCCTCGACGACAACGCCTTGAGCGCGATTATGGCAGACCCAAATGTGGACGTTGAAATCGTCGCATCCGAGCCGTTTGGCGAGCCTCAGATTGACCCTATGACTGGCACAATTATGCCTCCTCCCATGGTGCATGCAGTGCGCGCGACATACACGTATCCGGATGGCCGCGTGAAGATGGAAGCCGTACCGCCAGAAGAGTTCCTGATTAGCCGTGAAAGTAAGTCCCTAGAGGACGCCGACTATGTCGCGCACCGACGCATTGTGACCGTCTCTGAGCTTGTGGCTATGGGCTACGATTACGACGACGTCGTGTCGCTTGGATCGTCATACGACGACATGGAGACGAACGTCGAGCGCTACACGCGCAATAAGGCGCTTAACAACGAGATGAACGAGCGCAACGATCCGGCGATGAAGAAAGTGCTTTACGTCGAAAACTACATCCGCGTCGATTACGACGGCGACGGGATCGCGGAGCTTCGTAAAATTTGCACCGCGGGCGACGGTAAAAAGATACTCATGAACGAGCCGTGCGCGATGCTGCCGTTTGCCGTGTTCTGCCCCGATCCAGAGGCGCACGACTTCTTTGGTATGTCGATCGCAGATACCGTAATGGATATCCAGCGCATTAAGTCTGTCATCATGCGTAACACGCTCGATAGCTTGGCGATGTCTATTCACCCGCGCATCGCGGTAACCGAGGGCATGGTTAACATCGAAGACGTGATGAACACAGAAGTTGGCTCAATTATCCGCCAGCGCAGCGCCGGTCAGGTGCAGCCGTTGTCTATGCCATTCGTTGGCCAACAGGCGTTCCCAGTGCTGCAATACATGGACGAGATCAAAGAGGCCCGCACAGGCATCTCAAAGGCGTCTATGGGCTTGGATGCGGGTGCGTTGCAGTCATCCACCGCGGCAGCGGTAAACGCGACTGTGTCGAGCGCTCAGCAGCATATTGAGATGATTGCGCGTATCTTCGCAGAAACCGGAATGAAGCAGCTTTACAAGATCGTGTTGCAATTAATTACGACGCATCAGGATCAGCCGCGCATGATCCGCTTGGCTAACCAGTTTGTGCCGATCGACCCGCGCGCGTGGAATGCGAATATGGATGTATCCATTAACGTCGCACTTGGCCGCGGAACTGACACTGAGCGCATGATGATGTTGCGCCAGATCGGTGAGATGCAGAAAGAGGCCATGGCAACCATGGGCGCGGTAAACCCGTTGACCGACATGCAGAAGCTGTCAAACACGCTGAAGGCGATGACGGAGCTTGCAGGGTTCAAGGATACATCGCAATTCTGGTCAGACCCATCACAGTTCCAAGCGCCACCACAAGAAGACAAGCCAGACATCAACGAGCAGCTAATTCAGGTACAGATTCAGCAAATCCAAGCGGACATCCAGAAGAAGGCAGCCGAGCTGCAACTTGGCCGCGAGAAGATGTTAATGGAAGACGACCGCAAGCGCGACGAGCTAGAGGCGGAGTTATACGTCAAGGCGGAAGAGTTGCAGGCGAAGTACGGCACGCAGCTTAACGTCGAAAAGATACGCTCTGACATGGCGATTAACCGCGAAGTCATGAAGGCGCAGGCCGAGCTGATTAAGGATGCAGCGCGTGAAGAGTAAGCAACAAATCATAGACGACGGGCACGAGGCTGCCCGTCTTATGCGTGACACAGATTTTATTCGTTTTATGGATGAAATCGAGCAGGATTGCTGGGAGGAGTTCAAGGCAACTGAAGCCAGCGATAACGGTGCCCGTGAGGGCATTTACATGAAACTGCGCGGCGTACAGGCGGTTCGCCAGAAGCTGCGCGCAATGGAAGATAATGCGACTATTGAAAAAAAGACAAAATAGCGCATAATATGGAGTTTAAGGATGTCAGAAGCCAACAACCCGTTAGGGACTGATCTGAATACCGCACAAAATGCAATCAGAGCCATGATCGCGCCTGAAGAGGATACCGTGACGGAGCCTGATGCGCTTGAGGCTGAAGCCGTAGAGGTGGACGCCGAAATGCCAGAGGACGCTGAAGAGCACTCTCAAGAGTACGCTCAAGAGTACGCTTCAGAAAACGAAGGCGATTTCGAAGCTGAAGAAGATGCCAGCGAGCAGGACGACGCATCCTTCGACTTACTGTCGGCCACGGTCGAAGTAGACGGAGAAGAGATTACCGTCGAAGAGCTTAAACGCGGAAGCATGAGGCAACGGGATTATACACGCAAAACTCAAGAGTTGGCCGAAGCTCGTAAGGAGCTAGAAGCAAATTTTGAAGAGATACAGCGTGAACGTGCTCAATATGCTCAGATGTTGCCTGCATTGCAGGAGCGTTTGCAGCAGCCGGTCGAACAGGAGCCAGACTGGGATACTCTGTACGATACAGACCCCGTGATGGCAGCGAAGGCAGAGCGCCAGTGGAAAAAGCAGCAAGACGAGCGTTCAGCTCAATTGCAGGCGGTTGAAGCTGAGCGTCAGCGCATGTCGCAGTTAGAGCAACAACGCGTCGAACAGATGCAAGCTCAATACTTCGAGCAGCAGCGCGAGTTACTGCCAGAACTCATTCCTGAATGGCGTGACAACTCCGTCGCGTCTAAAGAGGCCAAAGACATCCGCGGTTTCCTCCTGAAAGAGGGTTTCAGCGAACAAGATGTTAATGGTCTGACGAATGCTACGCTTGTGAAGTTAGCGAGGAAAGCGATGTTATACGATCAAGGTCAGACACGCGCAACTGAGGCGAAGAAAAAGCCAAAGACGCAGAAGACTAAGACACTCAAAGCTGGTTCTCGTGGTTCGCAACCTCGACCAAAGACAGGGCAACAACAAGCGCTACAGCGCGCACGAAGTACCGGCCGCGTCGCAGACGCCGCGGCTGCAATCAAAACCCTACTCTAGGAGGCCATTATGGCAATAGTAGCAAATACATTTACATCGCACGACGGTGTAGGTATCCGTGAATCACTTGCAGATGTGATCGCGAACATTTCACCTGAAGAGGTGCCATTTCAGTCAAACGTCGGCTCAGAAAACGTAGCCAACACATACTTCGAGTGGCAGACTGACAGCTTGGCGGCAACGTCGACAACAGGTGTGATCGATGGGGATGACGTGTCATCTTTCGACAGCACTTCAGCGACAACTCGTGTGGGCAACTACACACACATCCGCCGCCGCACAACTGTCGTTGCAGATAACTTCTCAGCGCTAGACACTGCCGGTCGTAACGACGAACTAAGCTACCAAATCGCTAAGCGCGGTAAAGAGCTAAAGCGCGACGTTGAAGCAGTTTTAACTGCAAACAACGCGCAAGTTGCTGGCGACAGCTCAACTGCTCGTGAGACAGGTGGCTTGGGCGCGTGGATCGCGTCAAACGCAAACGCTGGTGCAGGCGGTGCGTTGGCAACTGGTAACGGTACTACTGCACGTACAGACGGCACTCAGCGTGATTTCACTGAGACAATGCTGAAAGACGCAATGCAGCAGGCATTCGTTTCTGGCGGTCAGCCTTCAATCTTGATGGTAGGCCCACACAACAAGACAGTTGTGTCAGGCTTTGCGGGTATCGCGGCACAGCGTTACCAAGCGCCATCAGACGCGCCAACAACAATCATTGGTGCGGCTGACGTGTATCTGTCTGACTTCGGGACGCTAAATGTGGTTGCAAACCGCTTTAGCCCAGAGCGGACAGCATATCTACTCGACCCAGAGTACGCATCTGTATGCTACCTACGTCCAATCCAGAACGTCGAGCTTTCGAAAACTGGTGACGCCGAGAAGTCAATGGTTATCGCCGAGTTCGGCTTGAAGGTGACCAACGAAGCGGCACACGCGGTTGTTGCGGACTTGAACGTATCATAAGACTGACGGGGCGACTTCGGTCGCCCCTCTCACTTCTGGGAGATAGGCATGCCACAAAAGAGATTATTTGGACACGATCCACTTACCGGCATCACACAATATTGGCACGTTACTGACAAAGGCGAGTACGTGATCGAGACGCAGCAAGACGTCACGGCGATCGCGAAAAAGAATAAAGCTGAACGCAACTCACAAGATGGAAGTTGGGGTGAGGGCCGAAAAATAGGTTCAATTCCATTAAATATTTTTTACGATTTGAAGCGTAAGGGTATTATTGATGATCCAAAAGCCTTTCTGAAATGGTTGCAAGACAGTGAGAATGAAAGCTGGCGCACCAAGGAAGGTAGATTAATATAATCTAGCGTGGTATTCTCAGCCTAACTGATAGGACATATTATGGCGATTACAACTTATTCCGAGCTGAAGTCTAGCATAGCTGACTGGTTGCTGCGCGACGATCTGACGTCCGTCATACCGACGTTCATCTCGTTGGCCGAGAGCCAGATTAACCGCGACATCCGCGACCACCGCATGGTGAAGCGTGCGACGGCGGAAGTTGACACGAAATACTTCTTAAAGCCGTCAGACTGGCTGGAGACGATCCGCTTTCAGCTTAACACGACGCCAATTGCGACGCTGCTGTTTGTCACGCCGGATCAGGCGTCAGAGGAGCAAGTGCGCTTCACTGCATCTGGCAAGCCGAAATACTTTACCAACGTGGGCACGCAGATCGAGGTCGTGCCGACGCCAGACGCCGTATACACCGGCGAGCTGATGTACTACGCGAAGGTGCCCGCACTTTCCGATAGTAATACGAACAACTGGCTGCTAAACTCTGCACCAGACATCTACCTGTACGGCACGCTGATGCAGGCGGCGCCATACCTTAATGACGATGGACGTATTGCCGTGTGGCAGGGCTTGTATCGTCAGGGAGTTGAGGCGCTAAAAGTGCAGGACGAAAGATCACGCGTTGGATCGTCCAGCCTGAGAATGCGCCCGCGCGCTATAGCATAGGAGAAACACATGGCAACCATATCAGATTATGTATTGGATGCAGCGCTGTCTAAGTTAGACACAGAAGCCAATCGCATAGACATTACATCACAGGAAGTAACGAGCTACACAGAGGCGACTAGCACATATACGCTAGGCAATAGCACCTCAGTTGCATTTGGCGCACCGCAAGATGGCGATACGTCAGGGCGCAAGACAACATGCGCAGCGATTACGGATGGCAGCGTTACTGGGTCTGGCACGGCAACTCACTATGCGGTTACTGATACGTCAAACACGCGCCTGCTTTGCACTGGCTCACTAACAACATCGCAGAGTGTGGTTTCTGGCAATACGTTTACCGTGACAGCATTTGATGTAGAAATTCCTGACCCTTCATAAGTAGGTGAAATATGGTTGTTTTAGCCAATAGAGTTAAGGTAGCTACGGCAACCACTGGTACTGGTGTAATTACGCTAGGTAGTGCCATAACGGGCTATCAATCCTTTGCTGATGGCGGCGTGGCTAATGGTGAGACTGTTCGCTACACGATAGAAGATGGT